CGCTGATGCTACGGATTCAACTAAAGTCCCTACTATTGGAATTACATTAGCAGCTATTCCTGATAATAATTTTGGTACGATTATTATTAGCGGGTCGTTAGATAAAGTTAACCTCACAAATATTGGCCTTGCTGGCGCCTCTGTTGGGAATAGAGTATTCACTAGTATCTCAACGCCAGGGGATCTTCAGACTGCCACCGTTCTTCACCCAAACTTTTCACAGGTTGTAGGGGTTGTTACAGACGATAATAACAATAATGGCAGCATCTACGTTACCCCACAATCTATTCGAGATTTAAATGATGGTACATTCTTTAATACATTCACGATTGGTTTAACAACTGCTACATCTGTTGTCCTGGCTAAGACTAGCACGGCTGCTAGAACGGCTACATTCCAAGATGCCAGCGGAACAGTAGCTTATACATCGGATATTGGTCCAGGCTTCTACGGTGTAATATTCCAAGAAACACAAGTCGGCGGCACCAGCTTTAAAGATGATACTATAAACTTTGACTCTAATTTCTTCTATCTGACCTCTGGTGGTGATGGAAAACCAATTGTCAGTGTTAGAAATGAATTTGATGAAAAATCTATTACTATACCTTATCCATCAAGAAATGATGAAGCCTTCTGGTGGGTTCCTGCAAAGGGAATTGAAGTAAAAAGCGTTTATCACGTCTTGCGCGCGCACGATAGTGGTTTCTACCCCAGCGTAGATTGGACAATTAGATTTGGTCCGAATCCACATGGAATCGGAACAGAATTGGTTACTGGAGGCTCTCTAACAAGTTTCTATCCTGGGGCACCTGTGGGAGATCCTAGTCCAATTATAACGTTTAGTAATGCAACTATTCCGGCTGGAAATCAGGTTTGGGTTGAAACAAAAGATTTAGGTGAGGGAGGTGGAATCGAAGAACAATTCCATATAACCCTTCAGTATACACTTGAGGATGTATAATGCCGATTAAAATAGAGGGAGAGTTTGATGATATTGTTATAGGGGATATAATTTATCGTCATATTAGAAATCTTAACCCGAGACAGAAAACATCAATGATGGTTCTTTCACAAACAAAAGAAGTTATGAAATATTCCCCGGAAATTTATCCTAATGACTGCCGCGTAATATATGATTTATATTTAAACAAAATAAGAAAAGAGGGGCTTAGCCGCGAAGATCAATTAATCAAATTAGATAAATTTATTACTACTCCCAAAACAACAGGAATTGTAGAATCAGAGTATGCTGGAGATATTAGACCAATTACCTTTGCTAAACTTAATCCTAAAGGAAGTATTTCAGGCGGGTTTCAACTTTATAGTATTACAATATTGTCTGCGACTATTGACACATTTAATGTTGCTTGCCGCTTATACCCGATTTTTGGGGACTCTATAAGGGAATTAGACTCGGATAGAAGAGTTAATGCAATAGCTTTTGTTTTTAAAGTAGTTTTATTACACGACTTTGTTAATACAAAGAATATTAACTTTAATATCAGAACATTAGATTTTTCAATGCCAGTTGATACCACTGAAATTATAGATATAGAAACTTCTATATGGTTTGCAACACATTTTTCAAAGATTAAAACTAGATTGGAAGAAATCTCGGCTGGCAGTATAGTTAACATCCCTAATACAAATAAATTTCAAAGAGCCCGGTAATGAAAACTAAAACTTTCTTTATTGATACCCCATTTGAAATGAATAGACAGACTGCTTCATCCGATCATACCACAGCATCAGGTGTTGCTGAATTGAATTCCGCAGATGCAACAACAAATTTAAATCTAGGAGAAGAGAAGACAACAGGAGTTAGACACTCGATTTGGTTAAAGTATAGAATTGAGGATTTACATCCTCAAACTAGGATTGGGAGCGCCAGAATTATTTTAAGTCCTGCAGCTTCATCTCCTGGCGGAACTGTTGATATCGCTTGTTTAAGAGTTGATGGTAGATGGAATCACACCCATACAACGTCATCGGAGGATTTTGAAGATCTATCAAAAACCATTAATACGGGAATTAAATTAACTGGAAGTTCTTCCGGCGACCTTGGTGGATTTAGACTTGAAGAATTTGGTGTGGGTGTCCGGGGACAAAACGACGAAGATCAAATTACATCAGATGACAATATTCGTTTAAATTATTTATATACTGATATACGAGATGGGGCCAGGCGGCTCTTACGATCAGTGGCACAAATTGTAAAAATTGATACGACCGAGGACATAGATCTGGTTAGAGTTCGCCTGTCTAGAGTAGGAGACGCTGCTGATATTCCCGGAACAGGTGTCTATGCTTATCTCTGGAAATTAGATCCTACTACATTTGAAAATCTCGGTTTAGTAAGACAAACCATTTCAAATCCTGTTCTCTATACAACTCTTACTGCCGGTGGAGCCTCATCTTATGCTTCATATGCAATTGGATTTCCTATTCTCGCTGTTACCGCTGGAGAGGTTTATGCTGTTGAAATAAAAACAAATGGTGGGGAGGTTTATAGCACGAATCACGTTATCGTTGGTGTGGCATTAGACTCAGGATCAGCCGGTCTAGATGATGATGAATTAATTTATCTTAGAGGACCACACGGTGGCTTCACAATGGGGGATTACCCAACCATTTCAGATCTTCCTTTCTTATATACAGGAGATTCAGGAACAACATTAAATACACCCCCACATAATTCTATTATTTCAACGACATTTAATAGTGCCGGAGCGCAAGGGACAGTATACTTTGATGTAACTCAAATTCTACAAGAATGGGTAAACTCCGCACAGTATAAAAATAATAGAGATAACGTAGTGGGATTTGTTATGGATTCTGCGGATCACTTCGCAACAAACACCGTACTTGCGTTTAGAGGAAATGACATTCCTGGGGGTGGTCAATCTGCTCCACTTATAAGTTTAGAAGTAACATATGAACCAAGAAGGGTACATGTATCATGAAAGTTAAGGGAAATTTAATAGTAGACGGAAATGTAATCGGGGATAATGTTCCCGGTTCTGTTACGTTTACTGATGGAACTAATTCACACACTAGTAATACATTAAATTTTAGTAGTGATGATTTCTATGTTAGTACAAACCTTTCAGGACAGCCCGTAGCCAACCTATTATCTACTTCGATTCCTAAGTTTCAAGTAGATGCTCACTTAACCGGGGATGCTTCAGAAATTGTGTTTGATAACATCCCAGCTACGGCCAATTTCTTAGAATTTAAATATGCTCTTAGGTCTACTGTATCTGCAACAACCGACACAATTAGATTACAAATGAATGATGATACGGGGACTAATTACCATCGCGTTAGATTATTAGCAGATCAAGGCGCTGCGCCCGGAGCAACATTAGCTAATGCTGGCACCGAATTTATTTTTCCTGAGGCTCTGGGTGGAACAGCAACAGCTAATTCTTTTGGAAGCGGTCACGTTGTAGTGTCTGGATATTCTGATTCCGCAATAAACACTTCCTTATCGTCTTATAGTGCAATTTCCGAGTCGGCGACATTATCTACAGTTACAATGGTTGGTGGAACGTGGATTAATACGGCTGTTGTAACAAAAATCCGATTCTTCTTTGGCTCGGCCAATATTGCTGCAAATTCCAGAATCACAATGATTGGGGTATAATTGATATTTTAATTAAAAAATCAGATAATTAAACAGGAGTCCAGGGAGGATAATTTACATGGCAAATAACGACGACGAAGCAACACATAATTCGGTAATTAATCGTTGGAGGCGTGATATGGAACGCGCTGAAGATGCTGCCCAGCATGTTCAAAAAGAGATTAAAAAAACACTCACTGAAATTATGAAAAGTAGTGAAACAAGACGAAATATCGCTATAGACTTAAAAAAATCTACTAATAATCGCTCAAACTATAATCGAGGCGAAGGTGGATTTGGAGTTTATGATGATGGTGAAGTTATCACCGGAAGAGAAAAGTACGTGATTGACGACGATGAATAAGAAAGATTACGAAGAAATTCTAGAAATTTACAAAGATCAAATGCTCTCTTTAAGAGAGCAAGTTGCCGAGCTACGAGTAGATAAGGCCGCACTCCAAGAACAGAATTTCCGACTGCAAGATAGTATAATGAATGTGAGAGCCCCCGAAGCCTACCGTAATATGGTAGCGGATAGACTCCCTCAACCAACAGGAATGTCTCCAGAAGAAAAAAAACGCCAACAGGAGTATACTTACACATATAATTCAATTATAAAAGCTGTCGAAGAACCCCTTTTTAGAGGGGCCGATGATATTTTTAAAATGTTAACCCCAGCTCTTAATGGTGACGGAGGCCCCGAAGATGTGGGCTCGATTCACGGCAATGATGAAAGTTAAATAATGGCTTCAAAAAAAGCAACTACTCCACAAAATATGCAAAAGAATTGGAAAACAGGCCATCTTCATTTAGTTGATAGTATTGCATCCGGCGATCCTTCCTTAGCTACTGCCATTACTAGTTATGCGGATAATGTTGCAGCTAATCGCCAAAGCGGTCTTTGGACTAGAGCTGTTGGTTGGATTGAAAATATTCTATTTTCTTCGGGTCGTCAATATGTTGATGATATTTTAATTTCACGTTTAACGACCGACGGAAACAACAATCAGAGTGTCGTAAACGAGGCAACGAAATCTATTCCTAAGCCTGTTAATGATATGTTGGGACGATATACTGAAACCAACGTCGCTTTACTTACAGAAAACCGTCCTCGACCTAGAGTTACTCCTAAAGGAAATCGAACAGAAGACGAAGATAGAGCAGAACTCTCAGAATGGGTACTTGAATATCTCTGGGAACAACTCGATATGCCTGAAAAGCATAGAGAAATCGCCCGCATAATTCTTCACTGTGGCGTATGCTGGATGGAAATTGTCCATGACCCGGCGATGCCCCGCGCGATCACGACTCCAGAAACAAAAAAATCTGAGGCTTCTTTTATTACAGGACCAGATGGTTCACCCGTTAGGATTCCTGTATCGAGAGACGTTCCAGTACGAGATGAAGAAACAGGCGAACTTAAGTATACACAAGAAGTACAGTATGGAGATGTAGCCGCTAAAGTTATTTCTCCTTTTGAAATGCATCTTCCTACAAACCATTGGTGGAATGGCGACGACATGGACTGGATCATGCGGGAATATTACACCCCTATTTCTTCTTTTCAAGATAAATATGAAGATAAGAGAAAGATGGGGCTCACAAAGAAAAAAGGGTGGTATCTAGATCGTCTTTCTGATATTGGATCTACCAACCCTAAAAATCTTCCTATTTGGTGGTGGGAACGATTAAGTGATTTAGTTGAAGGTCCGGGCCCATCTATTTATACTGGTTCTCCAGAACAGTGGGAAGACTATACAATTGTTCGAATCTTTGATCGTAAGCCTAGCCCCAAATGGCCCCGAGGCCGCACTGTAATTATTGCAGGAGAGCAGGTTATTTATGACTCACCTAAAGAAATAGGCGCTAGGGCCTATGACCCTCGTTGGCCCGATAGATGGCACCCATATGTTAGATTCCGTTGGGAGTCAGCAATTGGTAGTATCTACGGTAGATCTCTAATTTCTAAGCTTCTTCCCAAATTAAAGAGGGTCAATGCGATTGACACAACTCTTATCATGTGGAGAAGAACTGTTCCTATTGCAGCCTGGATTGCTCCGAAAGGCTCACACGTTGTAGAAGATCAGTGGATGGGTAAGCCTGGAGGTATTTTCGAATACGACCCAAGATTGACTGCGGGCCATGCGCCCCAGCCTGTTTTCCCCCCTGATTATCCACGAACGGCTCTTGAAGAGCGGTCGATGCAAATTGCCGAAATGGAAAATATTGCGGGAACCGAAGAAATTCTTCGTGGTCAAAGACCGGCCGGTGTGACCAGTGCTGTAATGCTTGATGTCTTACGTAAGCAAGCGTTGGCAAGTCGTTCGTCTATTTTGCAAACTTGGGACGAATCAATTCAGGCCGAGGGAACTATTTTACTCCAAGAAGTTATCAAAAACGTTCGGAACGACCCTAGATATGTCCAAAATCTTAAGATCCTATCTAGAGAAAAGCAAAGTTCCCGAACCATTGAAAAATTCTCCGGTATGGATATCAGTGACAACGTACAGGTTCGCGTGGATACAGCATCTCTCGCTTTGGTATCTAAAGAAGCCAGAGAACAAAAGATGCTTGAAGTATTACAATACCTACCTAATATTGCTTCTGCCCAACCAGAAGTTAGAAATGCGGTTCTAGAAGAATTAGGATTGGCAAGCAAGATTGTACCTCAGGGTGCTGACATTACTAGAGCCAAGAGAATGCTTTCATGGATTAGACAAGGTGATTTTGATCGTGTCATTCCATTCCCAGAAGATGATCCGTTTGTATTCTACGAACTATTGGTTGCTGAGATGAAGGCAGATTCGTTCTTTAACCTAGACGACATGCAGCAAAAGATCGTGATTGCGTTAATTGATGTTTACAAACAACAGATCGAGTTTAGACAGCAACAACAAATGCAGATGC